CGGTTGGCAGCTGTGGGTCGAGTCCACAATCGTCAGGTATAGCCCCCCGACGAAGTTTGTTAACGTGTTAAACTCACGTGGTGTGCACACCAAGGATGGGGTAACGAGGGGGGTGTCTGGCCCCAGACTCTTGAGTCTCCTTGCCCGTTGCCAACGTGAACGCGCGCTCTTGAGCGCGCGTTCACATGTCATGGCTCGCCATATGGGCGAGCCGGGGGTCGCGCATAAACTCGCCAAGCCTGGAGGTTCTCACAAGCATGGCGAGCTCATCGACATCAGTTGCCGAAAGCGCGTAATGGTGGTCATAATAAAAGTAAACGTCACACATCGGAGGATGGACGATTTCACCTGTAACGTAGTACTTGTACTCGTTGCGTTTCATAATGACTTTACCATTCCCTGTTTGTGCAGCCAACATATGTCCCAGGGAAAACATAAGGGGGTCGACTTTGCCATACTCCAGCATGGTGTTTGCGATTCCGCGCAACCAAGCCAACCGATTGGTTTTGCTTCTCACATGCTGGTCCCAGCAAATCTTGCTGAGGATTCGCCCAGGTTTAGGCATGAGAACGTAGCTGTGGTTCACAGGGTAGAACCTGCCACTACAAAATTCTGCATCCATGGGTTCGTAGGACAGTTTGGCTTCTATTTCAGTTCCAAACTCGGCGTAAGCCCTTTCGATCCCTGCGAGTCCGCCCAGTTTTGCTATCTCAGTATCGATGGTCACGGTGACAATCATCCCCGCAAATGATAGAAATCCACCTAGCTCCAATGCCGTGAATTTGGAATTTCATGGCAGCATTCGCCAATGTGTCACCAATTGATGTGTCTGGCCAACCTGATTGCATTGTGTATGGGACGCTGTATTTTGTGCCAAGTGAACTGGTCCCGGTGGATTTATGACTGCGGCGCAGGGCGCTAGCTATCTTCTTAGGCAGGAACCTGCGATACACCCTGTCTAAAAAACCAAAAGCACCTTGCGTGAGATGGAGGTCAAAGCGCGATTGATCATCCTCCAACACGACAAGTCTTTCACCATCGGCCATCATCCCACTAACCGTCGCTATAGCAAATGCGTACGCCTCACCAACTTTAATGGCGTCAAGCCCACAAGTGTAGAAAATTTGTTTCCCAGCAGCGACATCTGCCCTGTCTTTTGGCCGCAATTTGTTCCTGAGTTTCTTTGCCCATCTTCTAAGGTACGGTCCCACCCTGGCGCTCAGCTCAGGGGGACATCCTTGAATCCACCTGGGGTCTTTGAATGTTGGGTCTTCCTTGTCCTTTACAGCTATCTCCCGCTTAATGAATGATTTGGCACGCAATTCGGGCATATCTCTACCCTCTCTAGCGATCTGGAGCATCAGATCACGCCTTACGGGTTCAAAAGTGGCGCACCAAGCCTGATAGGGCATAGGCTTAAAACAAAACGGGACCCCCAAACGCACTAGATGCTCTACGACACATTCAGCTGTATCCCTCCATCTATTGACGACTGCCTGCATGATGGCCAAACTCTCATGGCAAGGCAATTTCTTCCCAACCCTACCGTTGAGTGCAAGGCGCTCATTGTGATGGCAATTGCGGAACACTGTACCAACAAACCCATAAATGCCCCAGCACCCTGTTGCAC